ATAAAAAGAACTATATTATTTTGTTTTTTAAATATATTATTTCAAATGATATCTTTATTTATTAGAAACATTGGTAAAAATGATATGTATTTTGAAAATTTCTTATTATGGCAAGTAATAAATATTGATTACATTATATTAACTATCATTGCATATAAAGTATATTTTATGAAAGGAGATGTTGAGAAATGGGTGGAAGTTTATTCATCTTCGCTAAAGAAGATAAACTTAAAGAAGCTGCTAAAAAAATCGCAAGAAAATTATCATAATTTTAAGCAACTACCAAAAGTTGAGAGATTATCTATTATTATTTATATAATATTAAGTTTAATCTGGAACACATTAAGTTTAATAATAATCTTAATTGTTGCACAATTAAATCACACATTTATTGAATGTATCTTTATTTTAACTTCATTTTGGTTGTCTAAAAGGACTTTTGGCAAACCTTTCCATTTATCAAGTATGGCACAATGTTTTGTAATTTCTAATTTAACTTACTACGCTTTAAATAGAATTACAACGCCACTTGGAATAAGTATACTTGTTCCAATATTGCTTGGTGTAGGTTTATCTTATGTTACTTCTAAATTCGTGAAGAAAGTATATAAGCCATTATATAAAGGAATGCCTGAAGAACTATTTGAAGAAACTATTTTAAAAATAGTCGATAAAGATAGTAAGAAGTATAAAATTTGCTACGACTTTTATATTTTAAATCAAAGTGATTTATCACTATCATTTAAGTATAATTATTCAGTAGCAGGTATAAGAAAAATAAAAGATAGGATTAATGCAAAGATCAAAGAACTTTCATAAGTTCTTTTTTTGTATCGTTTTGTATCACTTATTTACTTTAAAATTTAATTTGTAAGGAGGCAAAAATATGATGAATCGTAATAAAACACATTTATTGTATTGTCTCCTTCTTTTTATTTAAAGGAGTGAATAAATATGTTTAACAATCCTTATGGAATGCCAAGCGCATTTAATCCACAGGAAAATATAGATAGAATTAATAATCAAATAAGTCAATTAGAAAATATGAGAAAACAATTACAACAACCAATGCAACAACCTACAAATCTAACTCAAAATTTCCAATTAGCGCCTAATCGTGATGTTATTAGATATGCTAATTCGATAGATGAAGTAGGCAAAGATGTTGTAACAGGAGATACGCCGTTTTTTAGTAGAGATATGTCAGTCGTATGGATAAAAAATGCAAATGGAGAAATTAAAACATACGAATTAAATGAAGTAGTGCTAAAAGATGAAAAGGATATGAAGATAGACTTTTTAATGGCACAAATTCAAGAACTAAAGAAAGGAATAGAGAAATATGAACATAGCACAAATGTTAATGGGACAATTGAAAATGAGGAATCCACAAATGTTTCAGAAGTTCCAAAATCTACAAAAAAGTCAAAGTAATCCCCAAGATGTTTTAAACGATATGATAAAAGATTATTCTCCAAAGCAGATACAAGATTTTAGAAAATTTGCTAATGGTTTTGGAATTAGCAACGAACAATTAGACAACTTTGGTATCAAGACAAAATAAGTCTTTGATATAGATTTTAGAAAGGAGGATAGATTTATGAATAATGGTATACAACCAACAGTAGAATTGGCTACTAATAATGGTAATGGATTTTATCCATATCCAGTAATGTACGGAAACGGAGGTTTCGGTGGAAATAATGGTTTCCTAGGTGGCGATGGTTGGATAATCTTATTACTATTACTTGCTTTTAGTGGAAACTGGGGCAATGGTAATGGTGGTTTCTTTAATGGAAACAATGCTTTCGATAATGGTTATGCTTGGCTTTCAAATGGTCAAAAAGAAATTATGCAAAATACAAATAATGGATTTGATACATTGCATTTAAGCAATCAAATCGAAGGAGTAAGAGATGGCGTTTATGGTTTATCTAACCAAATGTGTAATAGCACATCAGATATCGTATCAGCAGTAAACAATGGATTTAGTAGTGCTGAAATTTCAGCAAATGCTAGACAAATAGCTAATATGAACCAATCTTTCAACAATCAAATTGCTGATTTACAAGCATTTAATAATTTAGGTTCTCAATTAGCATCATGTTGTTGTGAAAATAGATTAGGTATTGCTAATCTAAACTCAACTATTTTAGCCGAAAATTGTGCTGATAGAGCTGCTTTAGCTGACGGTTTAAAAGACGTGTTAATCAACCAAACAGCTAACACTCAAAAAATCCTTGATACTCTATGCCAAGACAAGATAGATGCTAAAAACGAAAAGATTTTAGATCTACAAAGACAATTAGACATGGCTGATTTAAGAGCTTCACAAACAGCTCAAAATGCGTTTATAGCTCAAGGGTTAAACAATGAAGTTGATGCTTTGTATAATCGCCTAGCCACATGCCCTATAAACACAGTACCGGTCTATGGAAATCAAAGAATTTTCAGTTGCCCTGCTAACTACAATGGTTGTGGATGTGGTATGAACACAACAAGTCAATTTATTTAGTTTGTAAAATAATATGCTCTGTGTTATAATTAAATTGGTGATATAATATGAGCGAAGAAAAAGATTGGCATTACGTATATCTTTTTGATACAACAAACAATTTAAAAAAAGATAACAATACTATTGAAGCAAAAGTAAGTTTTGATAGTGAAAGAGCAATTAACAAAGTAAAAGAAATTGAACAAAGTGGAGGAACTTACGAAGAAGCAGTTAAAGAAGTTAAAAAGATAATTGATGAAACTGCAAAAGTAAGTTTGAACTAAAAATAATTTATTTAATAGCATATAGTCGATTACGACACGCTCGATTACGAGAACTTGCTAACAGGTACCGACAACAATGTCGGTAGCATAGAGAATAGGAGCAAGTTTTTGCTCCCTTTTAATTTACAAAAAAGTTATATTGTGATAAAATTAAAGTATATGGAATATCTCATAAAGGAGGAAGACATATGAGTAATTATAGCGATATAACTAATAAAAGATTTGGTAAGTTAACGGCGATTAAAAGAACAGGAACAACATCTTATGGAAAAGCAATATGGTTGTGTAAATGTGATTGTGGAAATTATAAAGAAATTGATGGTTCTTCTTTAAGAAAAGGAAACACAAAAAGTTGTGGTTGTTTGGTTATTGAAAATCATCCTAGAAAATATTTTAAAGAAATACCACATAAAAAGAAACTTTATAAAATATATAATGGTATAAAACAGAGATGCTACAATAAGAACTGCCCTAATTATAAAAATTATGGTGCTCGTGGAATAAAAATGTGTGATGAGTGGTTAAATGACTTTAAAAAATTTTATAATTGGGCAATAGAAAATAATTTTGAAGAAAATTTAACCATTGATAGAATAAATGTAAATGGTAATTACAAGCCATCTAATTGTAGATGGTTAACTATTCAAGAACAACAACAAAACAGAACAAATACTGTTTATGTCATTATTAATAATAAAAAACAATCACTAAATAAATTATGCAAGGAAAATGGTGTATCTTATAATCTCGCTTACCAAAGATTAAGAAAAGGAAAATCTATAGAAAATTTATTTAAAAAATGATACAAAATGTATTAAAAATGCACAAAATAAGTGATTTTAGGAGATATTTTCTCTCAAAATGCACTAAAAATGATAAAAATTGTGCAAAATTATTGAAAGGAGAAACAAAAAATGATAGAAAGTATACAAGAATTACCAGTAGCATTAACAAACAATACTGCAAAATTAACATTTAGTGCCGACACTATAAGAACAAGAAGTGCTTGTCAAAATAACCCAAATAGTTGGTTATGTCATCAAGTTGGCAATCCATTATATCAAGTATTAGGTAATAAGAATTGTAATTGTAATGGAACAGCAAAATATGAAGTAAGTTTTAATGCCAATGTAAGTGGGGCTACTGCTGGAACACCAGTCGCACTTGCTCTATTTGAAGATGGTGTAATTGTACCCGGAACAACAATGATATCCACAATAACAACAGCAGGAGATGTATTTAATATATCTTTTGAAAATACTATTGAAGTATGTGGAAGGTCAAATGCTACATTAAGTATTGGAAGTGTACCAAGTGTGCCAGACTTTACTGATTTAACTGCTCCGGGTGTGGATACACAAGCACCTATTGTATCAAATGCTACATTTAGTATAGAAAAATTATCATAATGAAAAATAATACAGTAGATAATTTATCTTTGCTTTTACAAGCATTAAGTTTAGAAATATTGTTTAAAGATTACAACAATAGTGATTTAATGCAAGAATTACAAAATCAAGACAGCAATTATTTACAAAGAATTATTGAGCAAAATGAAGAAATATTGGCACTTTTAAAGAAAGGAGGGCAATAATGCACGAGAAGTTAGAAAAGAAAACTGAAGAAAGCATAAAGAAAATTTTAGATGAGGGAATAAATACCAACAATTTGGAACATCTTTATAAACTAACAAAGATAAATCACATAGCAAAGGAGGAAGAGAATATGAATAACTATGGCAATTACGGAAATTATGGAAATTATGGTGGAAGAAGAGCAGGATACGATAGTTACGAAAGAGATAACTATGGTAGATATGATAACTATGGTGCTAGAGGATATGATAGAAGATATCGTGGCGAAGATGAGTTAGATAGAATGCATGGTGAATATGGTCGTTATATGGAATCTCGTGAAAGATATGGTGCAGGAGAAGAAACAGACAAAAGTTTTCACTATATGGTTAAAGCATTAGAAGATTTCATAATGGTTTTAAAAGAAGAGGCTGAAACGCCACAACAAAAGCAACAGTTAATGCAATCATTACAAAATAGTATGAGATAATATATAATATGAAATATTATTATTATAATGCAAATAGTCATAATAATTTTATTGATGATTGTTTTCCTAGAGCATATTCAATTGTTATGGATATAACATGGAAAGAAGCATACAAAGAATTATGCAAAAGTGCAATGGAAAAAGGTTATATGATGGATAGTGCAGTATTTGTAAGGGATTTTTTAGATAAAAAATTTAAAAGAATACCTTATGAAGAAACATACATAGGAGAATTTGCAGAAAATCATCCTATTGGTAAATATTTAATAACTACCAATAACCATATAACAGCGTGTATTGATGGCTATGTTGTGGACACGTGGGATTGCACTAATAAAAAAATAGAATTTATATGGAAAATCACATAAAATATGATATAATGTATATAGGGAATTGATTATTTAGTTTCAATTTTCTAAATATTTTTAAATATTTGTTAAATTTAATCTTGGTAGTACTGCCAATGCTACCATAAAAACACACGCTTGCCAATTTGTGTGTTTTTTCTTTTTATGTTATAATGTAATTGCGTGGGTTTCCCAGATACTCTGACAATGGGAACATCTGGCCCCATTACACGCCTGAAGAGAGTGCTGACTACACTCGAAACATACAAGTAGATAGGAGTAATTAACTTATTGAATTGTTATGAATGTCAACTTGCGTGTAGCGTGGAGTCTTCCAAATGGGGGAATAACTGAAGACCTAGGAGTATCATTTATTAATTAAGAGCAATTTTGCTCTTTTTTGTTTATTATGATATAATTATTTTAGGTGATGTTATGAAAATTGCCATTGATAAAAATAGTATAAATATTGTAAAAAAAGCTGGGAATGAATACATATATTTATTTGACAATGAGAATTATAAAGATTTATTGGAAACAAATTTACATTGTGTTTATTATAAAAATTGTAAGTTTGTAGATATAAATTTGACTAATTATGATATAGATTGTATTAAAAAAGCTGATATTAATGAAAAAGATTTTGATAAATTGCCTGATAAAATTGATTATAAATTTGCTATTATAGTTCCAAATTGTAATAATGATCGTGGGGAGTATAATGGCAAAACATTTTTTAGAAATTGTATTGAAAGCATTTTAAATCAAACATACAAAAATTTTGAATTAATAATAGTTGATGATTGCTCTACTGACACATCAGTTGAAACTGTAAAAGAATATCAGAAGAAAGATAAAAGAATCCATTTAATAGAAAACAAAAAAAAACGATATAATGGTGGAAGCAGAAATGTAGGCATTGATTATGCTTTAAATAATTTAGAATTTGATTATTTTGCATTTTTGGACTCTGATGACTGGTGGAAGAATGATAATGTATTAGAAACAATAAATAATCGTTTATATGGGCATGATATGGCTTTATTAGGCATGGAACTTATAGATAAAAATGGTGTGTTTATGACAAAATTCCATCAGTATGATAATTACAAAGATTTCTTTTTAAGTGATAATAAAGTATGGTGTACTGCTTGGGCAAGAGTTATTAAGAAAAGCAAGATTGTTTATTTTCCAGAAGACAGTTTAATGGAAGACCGTACTTGGTCTTATGAACAAGCAGACCAAATAGATGACCTAAGCAAAGTGTTAAATATAAAAGAAGTATGTTATGTATGGAATAGAACTAATACAACTAATTCGGTAAGTATTGTGAGAAACAAAATATGGGAAGCCTCTGCATGGAAACATGTAGGGCAACAATTGATGTTGATAGAAAGACTAAAGCATAAGGAGATGAAACCAATAATTGAAAAAAGAATAAAGGTGTGTATAGACAAATTAAATCATAACATTTATCAACAATATTAAAGGAGGAGATAATATGATAAAGTGCGAGGTTATTGAAAAATTTACACTAGAAAATTTTAACAAATTAAAAAATGTAAAAAAAGTAATGAATAGGAAAGAAAATGAATTTGGTGTAAAAGACACATTTGAATGTGATAAAGAAATGGTTGATTATTTAACAGGAAATAATCCTTTAAATAAAGTAGTTGTTAAAGTTATTGAAGTTGAACCTGAAAAAACAATAGAAGCAAGAATTGAAGATATTAGAAATATGGATGTAGGAGAACCTATACCAAAAGAAAAATTTGAAAAAATAAAAAAAGAGTTTGAATTAAAACCTAAAAAGAAAAAATCAAGCAAGAAATAATCTTGCTTTTTTTATTTTAAAAGTGTAACTTTGACACTTGTAAATTTTAATGATATAATTTAGTTGAAGTTGAACACAACAACATTAAAAAAGTGGATAAAGACTAACTTATGTCTGTAAAGAAGGAGAAAATGTTATGGAAGAAAATAACAAAGACACTCAAGTAGTGGAAGAAAAAGTAGAGCAAGAAACTACTCAAAAAACTTATACAGAACAAGATATTCAAAATAGTTTTAATGCAGGTGTAAAGAAAGCTAATAGCGAATGGCAAAAAGATGCAAAATATAAAGAATTTCTTGACTGGAAAAAAAGCAATCAAAATGATAGTGAAAAAATGGCTGAATTACAAGCAAGTAATGAAAATTTAAAAAAGGAAAATGAAATGCTTAAAGCGACTAATAAAGTGGCTAAAAGCGAAGTTAAACCTGAATTTTTAAAGTTTGTTACAAGCGAAGTAATGGGGCTTACAAATGACACTACTGATTTTGAAACAGCACTTAAAAACTACAAAAAAGAAAACCCACAATATTTTGGTGAGGTTGTAGTTAAAAAGGTGCAAAGTTCGCCAAACTTAAATAATGGTGGATCAAAACCAAGCACAGTAAACGAAATTTTTAATAATATGGTTAGAGGTGCTTAAAAAATAATTAAAGAAAAGGAGAGAAATTAAATTATGGCAAATATGATTACAAAATCAGATGCTTCTGCATTAATTCCTGAACAAGTATTCGGTGAAATATTTAAAGAAGCAGAAAAATATTCAAAAGTTTTACAATTACTTCGTAGATTACCAAACATGACAAGTGACAAATTAAGACTTAAAGTAGTTGACAGTTTACCAGTAACTTATTGGGTAAATGAATCAACAAATAATGGTAGAAAAAATACTACTAAAATGGCATGGGATAATGTATATATTACTGCTGAAGAATTAGCAGTTATAATTCCAATTAAAGACAATGTATTAAATGATGCAGATGTTGATATTTGGGAACAAGTTAAACCAGAACTTGCAAAAGCAATTGGTAAGAAAATTGACCAAGCAGTATTATTTGGTGTAGATGCACCAGCTTCATTTGGAGCAGGTATAATCCCTACAATAGTAAGTAAAGCAAAAGCAATTACTGAAACAGGAAAATTATACAGCGATATTAATGATGTTATGACTGAAGTTGAAGAATCAGGATATGAAGTAACAGGATTACTTGGTGGAGTTGGACTTAAAGGAAAATTCCGTATGATGACTGATACAACTGGACAACCATTAAATACAACTGAAATTGGTTCATTAACAAGAGCATTTGTAGATAATGGTGCTTGGGATAAATCAGTTGCTACATTAGTTGCAGGAGATTTCAATCAAGCAGTTTACTCTATTCGTCAAGATGTTACATTTGATGTATTTAGAGAAGGTGTAATTCAAAATCCAGATGGATCAATCGCTTATAACTTAATGCAAGAAGATATGTCAGCAATAAGAGTTACATTTAGATTCGGATATGCAGTACCTAATCCAGTAACTTCATTAGATGGAACTGAAAACAGATATCCATTTGCTGCATTAGTACCAAACGGAACAGTAAGTTTATAAAATTAAATAAAGGAGGGCGTTTATGGAATTTAATGGACAATACCTAACGTATGAAGAATACAAGGCTCTAGGTGGAACATTAGACCTAACGCCTTTTAATCTATTAGAATTTGAAAGTAGAAGAAGAATTGATATAAGAACTCAAAACAGATTAGTAAATGCTAATAGTGAAGATATACCACAAAGTGTAAAACTATGTGATATGTCGTTGATAAATATGGTTAAAAAATATGCAGAACAAGAAAATAATCAAAACGGAAATGTTGCTAGCGAAAATACTGAAGGTTATAGTGTAACATATATAACTTTAGACAAAATAAAAGAAATTATGGAATCTAAAAAAGAAGAGGTTAGTGATATTTTAGAAACATATCTTGTTGGAGTTATTTTTAATGGAGAACATATTGCATATTTAGGAGTAAACAGATGATAACCAATTCAAGTTTAACTGTTTATCATAAAGACGGATTAGATGTAGCTACACACTTTGAAAAATGGACTAGATATAACTACGATAAAGTGTGGTTCTTTGGTGGAAAGGGTGCTGGAATAAACAAAGGTTATGACAATGCCAATGATGTAGAAATTCGTATTCCTTATGGGGAAAACGAAGGATTGGAAATTGGAAACTTCGCAATAGGTGATATTGTAGTACAAGGCACACTTAATCTTGACATAGAAACACAACAGGATTTAGAAAACTATCTAGTTTATAACATAACAAGCATTAAAAACAATAACTTTGGTAATAATCAACATATTCATTTAGGAGGCAAGTAATATGCCTGTTAAATTGAAACCTACAAGTGTAATTAAAGCGAGATTAGGAATTGAGCCTAATGGGCGAGTACAAAAATTCTTTACTAACACTTGTTATAAACACATGGATAAGTATGTTCCACAAGGAGATACAGGAAATTTAAGAACTATTGTTGATTTAACAAGCAATACAATAACTTATGAAATGCCTTATGCCCATTATCAATATATTGGTATGAGAGAAGATGGAACACATGTTGTTAAAAATTACACAACACCAGGAACTGGCCCTTATTGGGACAAGCGAATGGTAAGTGCTGAAATGCAAGATGTTGTTAAAGAAGTACAAAATTATATTGGAGGTAAGTGATGGAAGTTAATGATTTAAGAATATCAAAGTTGAGAAATTACTTATTTGAAATTATAAATACTCTTACTACAAATAGTAATTATCAAATTAATGCTGATATGTTATCAAATAAAGTTGGAGATTATTCTTTAGATAAAATACCTACTGACACAGAAGTTGAACAATGGATTATAGGCATTGTAAAGCGTAGAGATGTTTATTCGTTTAGAAGTCGTAAATCTTATTCGCAAGATACTATTAATAATTTAAAAAACATAGGGTTCTTTGAAGAATTTGAAAGTATAATCAAATCTAATAATGACAAAGGCGTTTTGCCTGAAATAAATAATATAGAAAGTATCGAATGTTTAAATTGTGGAACTATGATTAGTAATGATGATGGTAAAACAGGAACATTTGATATACAAATTCAAATAACATATAGAGAGGAGTAAAACTATGAAAAAAATAATTGCCAAAGTAGATTTTACAAGTAACATTGGAAATTTTATTGTTGGCGACGAAATTCTTAATTTAACTTATGAACAAATAGTTAAATTAAATGAAAAAGGTTTTATAGAACCTCTTAATTATAAAGACTTAATTCTTATTGAAAGAGAATTAAAGAATCCTACAAAGGGATTAAAAATAAAAAAAGAGGAGGAATAAAAAATGGCATTAATACCAAGCAATATTGTTAAAAACAAAAGAAGCCAATACCAAAAATTTTTAGATATCGCTCCAAGTTCAACTGAAAGTTGGAAAGTAATTGGTATTGGTATAACTGAGGCAAATGTTGCATATAACCCACAAGTTGATACTGAACAATGGATTATAGAAGATAGTGCTAGAAATGACCATACAGGTAATCAAAAGCAATTGCCAATAACTCAAAAATGTTATAAAGGCGATCCTGAGTTTGAATTTATTAATGCAGGGCGTGATAAATTAAATTACACTTCACATATACTTGAAGTTGATACTTGGAATGGAACAGAGGGAAGCTATCCAGCTAAAAAGAGTGATTGTTTAATTACAGTTACATCTTATAGTGGCGCAGAAATTGAGTATACAATTTATTTCAATGGTGATCCTACTGATGGTACTGCTACAATTGCAGATGGAGTGCCTACATTTACTGCTAGCGCAAGTTTATAAAACCTTTAAGGGTTAGAGGGGATTAACCCTCGCCCTTATTTTTATTTTAGAAAGAGAGGAGATTATTGTATGATGGACAATACAATAAAGTTAAATAAAGATAATGTATTAAGATTAGAAATACAAAAAAATAACGGGGAAAGCACAGGGGAATTTTTAGAGTTTGATTTAGAAGACATTGAAATCCCTTTAAAATATCAAGAATTATTAGAAAAAGATAAAAAAAATAAAGAACATTTAAGAAATCAAATGCTAATAATTGAAAGAAGACAAGATGTTAAAGGGAAGAAATTGTTAAGCAAAAATGAAGAAGATAAAATTAAGGCTTTAAATGAATTTTTTAATAAAGAAGTTGAGGTCTATAATATGTTTTTAGGCGAAAATGGAGTGCAAAAGTTATTAAATGGTAGACGATTAGGCTGGACGACTTTAGAAGAAATTGACAAAATAATTGAAGAACAAATACAGCCACATTTAGATTTAAGTATGAAGAATATCACTGATAAAATAAAAGAAAAATACGGGCAAGCAGTAAAGAGAAATAAAGAAAAAATTGAAGTGGTAGAATGAGTTGTATAAAAAAGATACAAATTGAAGATATTATATATGAAGCAAATGTTGATTTTAGAAATGTTATAAGGTGCAACGAGATAGCACAAGATGATACAATAGGCGATTTTGAACGTGTTTTAGGGATTATTTGCACGATGTTTGGTGAGAAAGCATTGAATAATCCTAACCATTATGAAAAGTTGCTTAAATGGACTTTAAATTACCTTTCATGCGGAAAAGAAATAGAAAGTACGAACGAAGAGCCTGACATGGATTATGTTGAAGATATGGAATATATCGAGGCAAGTTTTATGAGCGATTATAAAATTGATTTAGAAAATACCGAGATGAATTGGCAAAAATTTAATAAATTAATGAATGGCTTATCTAATAGTGATATGGGCAATTGTTGTATTTTGAATCGCATAAGGAATTTAAGAAACTTTGATGTAAGCAAAATTGAAGATGACAACGAAAGAGCCAAAATCATTAAAGCAAAACAACAGATTGCTTTGAAAAAAAATAAAAAGGAAATTGAGGTTGAATTAACTGAAGAACAACAAAAAAGTGTTGATGAATTTTATAAAGCACTTGGCTTTTAGAAAGGAAGTGATTTTGTGGATGGTAAAATTATAATTGGCACTGACATTGATACAAAATCTTTCGACGCACAAATTGATTATGTAAAAAGTCAATTAGATGAAATTGAAGATAAATTAAAAAAAGCTGATATGGGATTTGAGGTTGGAGATACCCAAAAATTAGAGGCCGAATACGAAAAATTAACCCAGAAATTAAATAATTTAGTAAAGAAAAAAGAAGAATTTAATAAACAAGACTTTTCTAATATAAAAGGATCTATTAAAAGTGTTGGTGATGGCATAGAAAATGCAACAAAAAAAATAGGTCGTTGGGCATTAGCAATATTTGGCATAAGAAGTGCTATAAATTTTATAAAAAGTTCTGTTAGCACACTTTCACAATATGATGACCAAATGGCAATTAATATTGAATATATAAGATATTTGTTAGCAAGCACTTTAAAACCCGTCATTGAAACTCTGATACAATTGGCTTATAAATTATTAGCATACGTAAATTATATTGCTCAAGCATGGTTTGGAATTAATTTGTTTGCAAACGCTAGCACGAAAGCCTTTGAAAAGCAACACACTACTATGAAAAGCACTAATAAGCAAGCAAAAGAATTGCAGAAAACATTAGCAGGCTTTGACGAAATGAATGTTTTACAAAAAAGTGGTGATGTTACGAGTGGTGGTGGTGGTGGAGGTGTATCACTACCAAACTTTCCAAAAATGGAGGATATACAAATCCCAAAATGGGTACAATGGATTGCAAATAATAAAAGCACAATTTTATCAATAATAAGTGGAATAACATCTGGAATACTTGCATGGAAATTTGGACTAGGTGGTATAAAAGCTTTAGGAATAGGAACTGCGGTTTATGGAATAGTTAAAGCTGTTCAAAACTTAATTAAGTTCTTAAAAGATCCTACATTTGAAAATTTTATAGGCATTCTTGATGGAATAACAATTGCAATAATTGGAATAGCAGTTGCCATAGGCGCTTGGCCAGTAGCAATTGGAGCAGTAATAGCATATATAATACTTCAAATAGTAAAAAATTATGATAAAATAATTGAAATATTTAAAAATTTAATAAAATGGTTTGACACAAAATTTTTAGGAGCATTAAGAGATTTATTTGGCCCAATAGGTGATATTCTTTATTTGCCAATAAAATTTGTTATTAGCGCTATTTTAGGGCTATTTGAAGGGCTTTTTGGTGGTATAAAGAAAGTTATTGATGGAATAGTAAAAATATTTCGAGGTGATTTCAAAACTGGAATTAAAACTATATTTGATGGATTAATAAAAATAATGACTGCCCCATTAAATGCTTTTATTGAGGGGGTTAAAGGTTTATGGAATCAAATAAAGAAACCATTTGAAAATTTAGTATCAAAAATAAATAATACTTTAAAAGGAATAAATCCAATTAAGATTTCAACAACAGGAGTAGTATCATCAACAGGAGTTGGAAGTATAGGCAATGCACTTAAAAGTATTTTTGGTAAATTTGGATTTGCTAAAGGTGGGATTGTAGTACCAAAACTCGCAAGTGGTGGAATAATAAATAACCCAGGCCGTGGAGTGCCTTTAGGAAGTGCCATTGGTGGTGAACGAGGTGTTGAGGGTGTTATTCCTTTGACCGATAGTCAACAAATGATGTTATTAGGAGAAGCAATTGGACGATATATTACAATAAATGCCAATATTACTAATACAATGAACGGAAGAATAATAAGCCGTGAATTACAAAAGGTGCAAAATGATAGCAATTTTGCTTTTAATAGATAGCGAGGTGTTATATGTTTTTAGACACAAATAGTATAATAATAAATGGTGTTTCAATGGGGCAATACATTGTTGAAGCAAAGTATGGTTATAATAAGCTTTGGGCAAATGATAGTGGAAGAAATTTGGCTGGAGTAATGTCAGGTACGCTCATTGGTATATTTCCAAAAATAATATTGCAATTTAGAAAATTGACTAAAACAGAACTAGAGGTTATTGTTCCAATTTTAGATAGCGTAAGGCAAACGGTTACATATTATGATCCAAGCAAAAAAGCAAATGTTACGATGACTACATATACTGGAGATTATGAAATAACAAATAAAGGTAGAATAAATAAAGGCAGAAAAAATGAAGGATTTAGTTGTTCTTTCATAAGCACAAGAAAGAGGGTGTAAAATGAAAACACACACAACTGGATTTAAAGAAAATATAAGTTTGTTTGGAAAAGAAATTGATAGTAAAATAACTTATGAATTAAATGGGGAAATAATAGAGTTAGGTGCTGAAGACCTTAACTCTATTACACCACATTATCAAGGGAATATTTTAAAATCAGTTATGAAACAACTTGACATTGATAGTAATACAGATATACCTTTAAAAACGATTTTAACGTACCAATTTGGCGTAAAAGTTGGAGATTTATACGAATATATTAATTTTGGCAGTTATGTTGTTTATAGCTCTGAAAAACAAAAAGATACAAATTCTTATAAAATAATTTGCTATGATAAAATGTTATATTCAATGGTTGACTATGAAAGTATGAATATAACATATCCAATAACAATAAAAGATTATATTATTGCAATTTGCAACAAACTAGGTTTAACATTTAAAAATGTAAATGATACCTTTGCAAATTATGACAAAATGATAAATAGTGAATTATATCTTGACGAAGATGGCAATACCCTAGGTTATACATATAGAGATGTGCTTGATGAATTGGCACAAGTCACAGCAAGTACAATTTGCATAAATGAAGATGATGACGAACTTGAAATTAGATATATAAATAACACAAATGATACAATTGACGAAGAATATTTAAAAGATGTTAATGTAAATTTTGGTGAAAAATTTGGGCCTGTAAATACAATTGTTTTATCAAGAAGCGCTGATACTGATAACATTTATTATCCTAGTGTTTTACCTCAAAATCCTTGTGAAATAAAAATAAGTGATAATCAAATAATGAATGGCAATGATCGTGATGAATTTATGCCCGATATTTATAACAAATTAAATGGTTTGGAATACTATGTGAATGACTTTTCAAGTTTTGGAATTTGTTATTATAACTTGTGTGATAAATATAATGTAAGCATAGGAGAGGAAATTTATTCTTGCATAATGTTTAATGATGAAGTAAATATAACACAAGGACTTTCAGAGTATATATACACTGATATACCAGAAGAAACTCAAACAGATTATACAAAAGCGGATAAAACAGATAGGAAAATAAATCAAACAATTTTAAGTGTTGATAAACAAAACCAAAAAATTGAAGCAAAAGTTTCAAAAGATGATATAGTAGCTGATTTAAACATCGCCATTGAAGAAGGGCAAGGTGTCTTATATTTTCAAGGAAATTATTTTGTAGTAGATGCAGACAATTTAAAAATAGACAAATATGGGAACGTAATAGCATATAATTTAGAAATAAAGGGCGGAAATATAGTGTTAGAAGATGACGGAACGCAGACAAATGCTTCAATAAAAATAAGTGTACCAACACAATATACCGACTCTTTGTTAGTTGGAGATGATTTAAGTGGAAAAAAATTAAAATTTAACTTAAAAGATTATACTTATAGTACAATTCAAGCATTAACTGATGATATAATAATTTGTGAATACGAAGATGAAGACAATAATACAACAACAGAATACGCATTATACTTAACAGCATATACAGAAGAAGAAACACAAGATAAATATGTTTTAGTAAGCATAAGAGAGGGCAGTACCCATGTAGGTAATGTTATTAAACAAATAAAACTAGTAGATGATAAAATACCTACTAATTTTGAAATAGAATTATATGAAAATTTTGGAAAAATAACTTATCTAACGAGTGATTTAATAATTAATGATATAAAGCAAATTACTTATGAAGTAATAAGAAAAACATCATTAAGTGGTAATGGGCTTATTGCAGATATAAAAGCAGATTATGATTATACTCAAAGTGATTTAGATAGATGTCAACAAATTGTTTTAGGTAGTATAACTCCAACAGAAGCAGATTATAGAAGATTAGATGTTGATAAAAATGGAGTTATAAATTCATTTGACTTGTTAAAAATTAGCAAGTATATACAAGCAAATATAGGAATAACAAATCCAGGTAAAATAATTATTGACACACAATCTATTGATGATAATATTGTGCTATTAGATGGTGATGGTAATAAAAAAGTGTCTATTGGCTTGTATGATGGTGTTTATATAAACGGGAACAAAGTATTATCAGAAAACAAATTATACGAAGATAGTACAGGTTCATTAGGCACAATTACTTTAGATGATGATGTATCAAATTATGAATATATAGAAATATTCTATAAAACTAACAATAATTATTTTGATTCAAAAAAAATAACATCAGAAGCTTATGGTAGTGGCAAAACAATAACTTTATCCCTATATGCATATACAAACACAGGTATTTCATATCAAAACTTTAGAGAAATAGTTGTTGATGGCACTTCTATTACAACAAAAGGCTCAAATTATGGGCAACTTACTGTAAGAAGTTCATCTAATACACTTACCAACACAAATAATATATATATATATAAGGTAGTAGGATATAAATAATTGGAGGAATAAATATGAAAAAAATAATTGAAAACATAGCAAAATTAATAGATTTAAAATCTATAATTACTTTATCTCTCATAATGACATTAGAAATTTTAATTATAAAAGGTGCAAAACTAGATAACGATTTATTCTTGTTATTTAGTAATATTACAACTATGGTTATAACTTTTTACTTTGCAAAAAAAGATAACAAGGAGGAATAATATGAAAGGTATAGATATTAGTGGTTATCAAAAAAATATCAATTTAGAAAAAGCTAAAAAAGAGGGTATTGAGTTTGTTATTTTAAAGGCTGGTTACACTGGTTGGGGTGGAAATGGAACTAGTAAAGGAAAAGATTCTCAATTTGAAAACTTTTATAAAAAATGCAAAGAATTAAATATACCTGTTGGAGCATATTGGTATAGTTGTGCAGACACAAAGCAAAAAGGCATTGATGAAGCAAACTATATGTATGAAAAATGTTTAAAAGGAAAACAATTTGAATATCCAATTTATATAGATGTAGAAGAAAAAAGGTGGCAATCAGGAAAGAAAAAAGAAGTAACAGACGCAATTATAAGTTTTTGCGACACATTAGAAAAAAAAGGATATTTCGTAGGTGTTTATGCAAGTTTAGATTGGTTTAAAAACAAAATTGATACAAATAGATTAAAAAATTATACTAAATGGGTAGCTTGTTGGAGTAAAAACAAACCTCAATTTAATTATAATGCGTTTGATTTATGGCAAAATGCAGATAATGGCGTAGTTGCAGGATTAAAACTAGACACAGATATATCTTATAGAGATTTTCCTACAATCATCAAAAAAGGTGGTTTTAACGGCTTTAAAAAGAACTCTAATACAAATACACCAACTACAAGCAAAACTCCCCAAAATACCCCAAAAGAACCTAAAATAACAATATATTATATAGTTAAAAAAGGAGACACATTAAGTTATATTGCTAAAAAGTATAATACAACCGTAGATAATTTAGTTAAATTAAACAATATTAAAAACAAAAATTTAATATTAGTTGGCCAAAAATTAAAAATAAATTAATTTGACAAAAACAAATTTATATGATATGTTTAAGTTGTCATGAAAAAAATGACAACTTTTATTATTAATGTACTAATGATACAGCATAAAATCCACACAATTATTCGTGCTACCTTTACAGGTGGCACACTGGTTATATACCTACTGATAGGGTATTTAGCTAGTGCCCCATCTATAAAACACGATCTTCAAAAAAGGAGAAAAGCCTATGAAAGAAGTAACCAAATTACTTATAAATGATTTTAAAATCAAAGAATTAGGTTATGACTTTATGGGCTTTTCTTTATACAAAGATAGTCTTTTATCATTTCATCATTTAATATTGAGTAAAGAATATTGTAAAAAAGCCCATTTGGGTAAGGGTTATTGGTATTGGAATGGAGTAATACTTTGTCAAGATACTTCGCATGAATATTTGCATTTAATACAAAGATATGAAGATGAATTATTTAGATACATCTCAAGTGAAATGTACGACATGAAAGTCAAAGGTTATTTAGACAAACAAAATTTAATTGCAATAGGTCAAATTTTAGATTATTTTGAAAGTTTATATATGGATCAAAAAACTGACAAAGGGCATTATTTAATAAAGGAAAAATATCTTGACAGAAATAGGTTTGAATAACCTATTTTTTTTATTCTAAAAATATACCAAAAAAGTATCAAAATGGTATTGACAAGATACCTTAAAAGTTATATAATGTTTATAGTTAGGAGGGATAAAATGGGTGATTTTTATATTGATTGTGACGCTTTGCCTGAATGGTTAGTTAATAAATTTTTCAAAAATGAAGAATTTGTTTCAATCGAAGATTTAATCAATAAAATAGAAGAATTAGATAGTGAGGAGAGATAGCATGGCATTAAAAAAAATGCATATTTCTATTGATGAGAATTTAAAAGATAAACTTGATAAAGAAGCAAAATCGAAAGGTTTGAGTTTGAGTTCTTATATTAGATTAATAATTTTAGGAAGAAAATAATATGACAAGAGATGAATATTTAAAGGAATTAAATAAAGCATTTGGAGATTTCAAGTTTTTTGAAGAAGATCATCACTATGAATACAAAGGTGAACGAGTTGGAATATCAGTAACGACTTTTTATGCTCAGTATGAAAATGAATTTAATGAGCAAGAAATGGCAGAAAAATCTGTAATTAAATACAATAAATCTATTGAGGAAATATTAGATGAGTGGCATTATAAAAGAGATTTTAGTTGTGAAAAGGGAACAACGATACACGAGTACATTCAATCATTGTTTAGTGGTAATAAATATCGAAAATTAACCTTTGACAAAAGCAAAGAATATTTAGATGCAGTTAATAAATGTCAAAGACAAGCGGATAATTTTTACAAAGATTATAAAGATAGGTTGGAACACATTGCCGATGAATATACGATAGGTAGCGATTGCTACGATATAGCGTCCAATATTGACCACTTGTTTCGCAATAAACTTACTGGTGGCTTAATATTGGTAGATTATAAAACAAATAAAGAATTAACTGGTTATAATAAAAAAGCATATAAAAAACCAATGAAAATACCTTTGCAAAATATAAATGATGATAAGATTCATCACTATTACATCCAGTTATCTATTTACAAATATTTAGTTGAAAAATACACTAACTTGAAAATTGAAGAAATGTTTATTGTATATTTTAGTGAAAATATTGAGAATTACGAGATAATACCGATTTCTTATTTATATGAAGAAGTAAGAAAAATTTTAGAATTGAGGAGGATAAAAAATATGAAAAGTATCGCAGTATTATTAATTGGAGGTTCTGGCACAGGTAAAACTTGTAGTTTTAGAAATATGCCAGCAAATGAAACAGCAATTATAAATGTAACAAATAAACCTTTACCTTATAAAGATAAAGGCCAAAAAGTAGTATCAACAAGAGATTACACACAAATTATTTCTGCTATCAAAGGAACAAAAAAAAGAGCATTAATTATTGATGATAGCGGATATCTAATGAGCTTTGAAAATTTTGATAAAGCAAATATTAAAAGTTATGACAAATTTACAACAATGGCACAAAATTATTACAAATTAATTGAAGCAGCTAGAGAATTAGACAATGAAAAAATTTGTTATATTGTTATGCATGAGGAAGTTGATGAAGATGGAAAATTAAAACCAAAAGCAATAGGTAAAATGTTGAATCAACAACTTTGCATAGAAGGACTTTTCACAATAGTTTTAAGATACAAGTATGAAAATGGTCAATATTTAATTCAAACAAAGACAGATGGATCTTCAGTAGTAAAAAGCCCATTAGATTTATTTGAAGAAAGTGAAGTTCCAAATGACCTTTATGAAATTGACAAAAAGATTAGAGAATATTATGGGTTTAAACCATTAGAAATTAAGAAAGAAGAGGAGAAATAATTATGAAAAAAATTGATAATTGGGATAGTATAGAAGTAAAAGAATTTAATGAAAGTGAAAAATTTACATTAGGGGGAAAAAAATGCAAAATTATAAATGTAAAAACTTTTACTTATAATGGAATTGAAAAAGTTTCGTTAGAATTAGATGTTATAGATGGAGATAATAAAGGTTATTATCAAAAGAAATACGATGAAAAAAGCGAAAATGCTAAATTTTGGGATGATGGTGCAACAATTTCATTCCCAACAGAGCCAACTGAAGAAAAAGATAAATCATATATTAAAGGATTAATTAAAGCAATTGAAAGTTATAATTCTAATTATAAATGGAATTGGGACGAGCAATCTTTAAAAGATAAATTTATAGATGCTAATTTTTCATTAAAAGAATATCAAGGTTCTGACGGAAATATTTATACAAAACCACAAGTTTATAGATTTGTTAATAGCAAAGAAAATTTTAAAGAAGATTATATTCCATCAGTTAGAACAATAAATAATGGATATGTTAAATATGAAGAATATATTAAAAATTCACAACAACAAAATTCAAGTTCAAATGATCCATTTAAAGATTTTAGTGATGTAGTAGAAATTGATGACAATTTCCTAGATTAAAACGAGCAACTGGAAAGTTGCTTTTTTTATGATTTAATGTAAAAAGTGTTTGACATTTTGTTAAAAATGATTTATAATTAATTTGTAGTATAAAGGAGGTAAAAAATGTATTTTGCAATTAAAGAAAAATTTGAAATTATTAATCAAAGGGAGTTATCCAAAATTGTTGGATTGAACGAGGCAACATTAAGTCGCATTGTTAATAATAAGCAAGGAACTAGTAAAAGAACTGCTTATTGCATAGCAAAAGCAATTCATTGTGAAGCAAAAATTGAAGATTATTTTTATGTGAAAGGATAATAAAAATGGCGAATATAAAAGCGTTTTCATTTTATAAGAGTTATTATGATGCATTAAATGAAGTTTCAGAAGATGACAAAAAAGAGATTATATTTGCCATGATAAATTATGTATTTGAAGATAAAAAACCTAAATTTAGTGGCATAAAAAAGCTAATTTGGACATTAATTGAGCCAAACTTAAACACTTCAAAAAATCGTTCAAATGGAAATTCAGGAGCACCTGTTGGCAACAAAAATGCTTGTAAAATAAAGGAAAACGAGGGAAAAGAAGAAACAATCAAAAAACAATCAAAAAACAATCAAAATTCAATCAATGACATCAAGAGTATATCATATTCATATTCTTTATCATATTCTTTATCTTCTTCTATATCATATTCTAATTCAAATATAAGAAATAATAGTATATTAAATAATTTATTTATAGAATATATTAAATTAAGAGAATATAATAAATATCCTTTAAGTGAAGTAGTGATTAGTAGGTTAATAAACAAATTAGAAAATGCAGAAAATGATGATGTAAGGAAAGAAATGATAGAACAAGCAATTGTGGGGGGATGGAAAGATTTTTATCCAATAGAAGAATCGAAACAAAAGAGTGAATCAAAAAAAATTGAGGAGGGGGTGTATAAATTATGCTAGATTTTGAAAGATCAGTTTTAACAATAATGATAAAAAATATTGAAAGTTTTGAAACTACCTGTTTAAAAAAAGAATATTTTTTAAATAATAATTATTCAAAAATGTTTAATTATCTTAACGAGTATTATAAAAAACATCAAAATATTAATTATATCGAAATATCTCGTGAAAATTCTGATTTTAATACACAACTTTATTTAGAATTAGAACAAACTAATTTACCGATTGAAGATTGGCAAAAAACACTTGCAAGTTTAGAAAATGATATTGTTAATTCGTATAAATATGACTGGGCAAAGAAATTAATTTCATTAAATTTAACTTTTAACGAATTTAAAGATAAAATTGATGAATTATCTAAAATTGATATTAATAATTTAAAATATTATAAAACTTCAAGTGAAATAGATATGGATAGCAACGAAAATGTTACTTATATAAAATCAGGAATTACACAATTAGATAAATTCATAAAAGGATTTGCAATTGGCGAATTAAGTGTTTGGAGTGGTGGTAATGGTAGTGGTAAATCTACTTTATTATCTCAAATTGCAATCGAAAGTTTTAGAAAAGGAAATAATGTTTTAATATTTAGTGGTGAATTAAAAGATAGTAGATTAATGAAATGGATGAATCTACAAATTTGTGGAAAAAGTAATTTATACTATAATGAGCAATATGATTTTTATTATCCAAAAGATAAACAAAAAACGATGGAATATTCAAACAATAAATTATTTGTTTATGATAACGAACTAGGAAACGATATAAGCCAAATATTATTTGCTATTTATGAAGCAGTAAAAACTAAAGATGTAAAAATGGTTATATTAGATAATTTAATGAGTATGAATTTATCTAGTTATGGAACTGATAAATACGATATTCAAACTAAATTAATAACTGATTTAAGTGACATGGCAAAAAGATTAAATATTCATATACATTTTGTTTGTCATCCAAGAAAGTCTACTAGCTTTTTAAGAAAATATGATATATCAGGAACTGCCGATTTAACAAATATCGCTGATAATGTATTTATTGTCCATAGAGTTAATAATGATTTCAAAAAACAAACACAAGAAATGTTTAAATGGAAATCAGATCATGAAATATATAATTTTGACAATATAGTAGAAATTTGTAAAAATCGTGAGCAAGGTATACAAGATATGTTTATAGGGCAATATTTTGAAGTTGAAACAAAAAGATTTTTAAATTATAAAGATGAAAGTAAATTTTATTTATAGGAGAATAAAATGAATAAATATAATGATTTAGAAACATCTATATTATCTATACTATTACAAAAGCCTGAACTAATGGATAAATTAATTATAGGTGATAAATATTTTATAAAACAAAGAAAGATATGGCTATTTATGAAAGAATTTTATAAAATATTTGGCAATTTCGATTTGAACCTAATGTTTTCAGTTTGTAAAAATAAATATCATTTAATGAGTTACATTGAACAATTGATACTATCAGAACCATGTGCGAGTTTATTTGAAGAATATCAAAAACAATTAATTAAAGAATATGATGAATTAAAAAAAGATAAATGGATCAGGGAAAAGGTGTACGAATTAGCAAATGATTATTATATGATGAATTTATCTTTAGAAGAATTTAAAAAAGAAATAATTAAAACTGAACAAAAAGCAGAAGAAATATTTAAAGACGACTAAAAATCGTCTTTTTTTTGTAAAGTTGAAAAAAAGTTTATTTTAGGATTTGACTTTTATGTTAATATGTGTTAATATATAATTAAGATAAGGAGAGGAAAATATATGAAAAAGATAAAATTAATATTAAATGTTTTAATTTATGTAGTATTAACAAGCAAAGATTACATAATACCCATAACAATAAATGGAAACGAAGTAAACGAGTTATTTAATACGAAAACAAACAAAACAATTAAATTATTAAGAACTATCCATATTTAAAAAGAAAGAAAGAGGGAATTAAAATGAAAAAAGGAAAAAGAAGATTAAAAAAAGGGGTTAAAAAAATATTAATAATGGTTGTAATTATAGTTGTAGCAATACCAGTAGTAAAATTATTTCAAAGATTAGGTGCAGAAGATGAAGAAGCATATCAAAATTGCGTAAATAAAACAGGAAACGAAATTTACTGCAACAGAACAGTATATGGGGTTTATTAGAAAGAAGGAGTTTATATGAAAAGAGTAAAAAAGGAAAGAAAAGAAATTAATAAAGATTTAGGAAATGTAAAAGGGTTATTCAAAAGTATAATAGTAATGTTGCTAAAAGCTATTTATACATTAATTAAAAATCTAATTTATATAGGGTATGTGCTAATTTATAACTTCGACAACTTTATGGCTAAACTATTTGTCAAATTGCCTCGTATTTTGCGAGTATTTGCTATTTATAGCTTAATTATAATCAATATAGTATATTTTATCGGTTTAAACAAAAAACCTCTTAAAATGGCTAAAAATGATAAAATAGAGCGTGTTGAAAAAACTGATAAAGTTGCTTATGTAGAAATTGAAAAAAATGAAGAAACAGAAATTGATGAAGAAGAAGAGTTGAAAGAGTTAGAAGAAGTTGAACAAGAAAAAGACACATCATGCACGTTAAGTGAAATTGAATGCAAAATATATAATAGAGGTATAGAAAAAGGTATGACTAGACAACAAACTTTATTAGCGATTGCTATTAGTAAGCATGAAACTGATAGTTGGCAATCATATATTTATAAAAATAACAAAAATTTTGGTGGTTTATTTTCACAAAGCCAAAATCATTTTATTAGATATACTTCATTTGATGAAGGATTAGATGCATACCTTAATTGTTTACAAAAATGGTATTATGGAAAAGGATTAACAACACCTAAAACAATTCAACCACATTGGGCTCCTGTTGGAGCAAACAATGACCCAAATAATCAAAATTCACATTGGTTATCTGCTGTAACAAGATATTATAATCAATATTTAAGTAAATAGAAAGAAGTGTAAAAAATGAAAGAAAAAGAATTTAAAAAATTATTAAAAACTACCTCTCCTATCGATATTATTAGAATGTATTGTATGAATAAAATATATTTATATTCTAAACAATTAGATAAAGTTATAAAGTTAAAAAATGAAAAAACAGAATATAAAAATATAAAATAAATTTTAAAAAGTAAGCAAAAAATGTTTACTTTTTTACTTTAATATGTTAATATATTAATAGTGGAGGTGATAAAGTGAGTAAACTAAACAAACAAGTTTATTATAATTCAAAGGGTGAAAAGAAAATTAACTGCTATCACATAATTGTTTCTAAAGAAGTGGTAGCTAAAGCAGGAATTAATGAAGATGATGAGATCGAAGTTAAAGCCGTAGATAAAAAAATAATAGTAGAGAAGAAAGAGGGATAATATGAAGAAAAAAAATAAATTTGAAGGGTTTTATGAGGATGAAGAAAGTTTGGCAATGTTAGAATCAATTAACAAAGCATCAGATAGAGAAAGAATTTTAAGATTGCAACGTGAAAAGAAAGAAGCAAAATTTGATAGATTTTTTAAAATTTTTGTAGTATCAAGTACAATTTTTATACTTTTAAGTGCTACATATTTAGCGTTTTTTTAAGAGGTGTATTATGGAAATAGATTATAATTTAATTTTAAGAGTTGAAAATGCAACAATGACAAATTACAATAAGTTTAAAGTTGGCGATGAAAAAACACGCTTGATTAATAAAGATGAGATTGAAAATATGTTAGAATATTTATTAAACAAAATTGAAGTTTTAGAGAAAGAAATTGATTATATGCGAGAGGATGTTCGAGAAAATTATAAAAGAATACCTGTTGAGGATCAATACGAGTAGGTGGTTTATGGGTTACATTTTAGGCTTAATAGCATCATTCTTTATGGGTGCAATAATAATGGTTTTAGTGAGTGCTGGGGGTAAGGATGAATAATTTAATAATAGTTGACACTCGTGAAAAAGGGCACAAATCTATTTTAAAAATTTGATTTATTTTAAAATTTATGGTATAATTTAATTGTTGAGTAGCAAAGGAGAATTTATATGAGTATATTGGTATGCTACTCAACATATCTGCCAATATATTCATATAAGTTCTCTTTTGTTTTACTCCGAAAGGAGATTATATTATGAATACTAAAATATGTACTAAATGTGGTATTGAAAAAAATATTGATGAATTTAGATTACAAAAAATAAAAAACAAAAAATATTATAGAAGTGTTTGCAAAAAATGTGAAAATGAAATGAATTCTATATATTGGAAAGAAAGAAGAAGAAAAGAAAATCCATTAATAACGGAAAAAGAAGAATTAGCAAAACAAGGATTAAAAAAATGTACAAAATGTAATCAAATAAAATCAATAGAAGAATTTACATATAGAAAAGATAGTTCTTGCTATCGTGGTGAATGCAAAAAATGTGAAACAAAAAGAAGAAAAGAATATTATAATAACAATATAGATAAAATAAAAAAAATGCAAAAAGAATATACTATAAGAAACAAACAATCTAAAATAGAATATGATAAAAAATATAGAAAAGAAAATAAAAAAGCAATTACAAAAAGACAATCGGCTTGGTGTAAAAGAAAAAGAGCTGAAGATAAATTATATAAATTAAAAGGACAAGTCAGATGTTGTTTAAGAGATAGTTTTAGAAGAAAAAAATATAAAAAAAATAGTAATAGTGAAAAAATAATAGGTTGTGAATGGGAATTTTTTATAAATTATTTATTAAATACATTTAAAAACAACTATGGATATGATTGGGATGGAAAAGAAAAAATTTCGATTGACCATATCATACCACTTGTTACTGCTAATACAGAAGAAGATGTTAAAAAGTTATGCCATTATACAAATTTACAACTATTGAAAGCTAAAGACAATTTAGATAAAAAAGATAGTTTAGAATGGGAGTTGAAACAATGATTTTACAAATAGATAGTCGCGAATCTAATAATAAAAAAATAAAAGAATATTTTGAAAGTATAGGGCAAGAATATTTTGTATCAAAATTACCTTGTGGAGATTATGCTAATCCTCAAAATATGAAAGTAGTAGTTGAATTAAAACATTCACACAATGACGGACTTGGTGAATTAGTAATGAATTTATGTAGAACAATTACTCATCAAAGATTTAAAAATGAAGTAATGCTCTCAAAAAAAATTGGAGTTGAACGATTTATTGTATTAATTGCTTCAAAAGATATTACGAATGTTGATGAAATACATTTATGGAAAAACAAATATGGAAAAGTTAATCCTGAAACATTTGAAAAAATTGTTAAAACATTTAGAGATAAATATAATATAGAATTTATGTTTTGTAAGCCAAACGAATGTGGAAAAGCCATAATTGAACTACTAAAAAAGGAAGGAGAATAGAATATGAAAAGTCCTTATGAAACGTTAAAATATTTTTATTTACATGATATACCATTTTTACCACTTGCTATTAGAGGCAGTGCTGTTAATTGTAGAATAGGTTTAAGTAAACAAAAAGTGTTTATACCAGCAAAGTATTTTGATGTAACAAATGAAGGGATTAAATTAAAAGAAAACGTAAACTTAGAATGGTTTTATAAAAAGAAAAATACACAAAATAATATAAGAAAATATTTAGAAAGCAAAGGAGAATAAGTATGGGTTTATTATATAGTCACTATGAAGCAAATCCAATTACAAATAATAATTTTAAAATAAATGCTGTTAGTGGAACATTACAAAAAACATTTAGAAAAAGTTATTATGTAAGATTTGAAAAAGGTAGTCCAATGGAACATTTCTATTTTAGAGAAACTGAACCATCACGAATAGTAAAAAAAAGTTGTAATTGGTTTGAAGAATGTGATGAACCATTCGATAAGTATTATTGTAAATTAGAAGAAATAGTTGTATTGCAAGTAATGTTGTGTGCTGATAATCAATATTTAGTAGAAGCAATAGACAAAAAAGATTATGATGAAATATTCAATATTTTAGAAAGCAAAGGTGAGCAATAATGGCTATGTTTGGAGATGGGAATAAACAAAATATTTATGAAGAACTTAAAGAATATTTTGATAATGGTGGAACTTTACAAGAATTATTTGATGTATTATCAACACTTTGTGAATATAGAAGTGAAAACATTAAGGTAGGTGAGCAATAATGAATGCTAAAGAGATGTTTGAAGAGTTAGGTTATAAAGAAGATTTCCCGGATGATTATGATGAAATTACATATTCAAGAGATATTTTAGATAAAAATACATTAGGGTACATTGACAGTGAAATGATAACTTTTGGTGAGTATAGAATATGGTTTACTAATAAAAGTGATTTTAATTTAAAAGAATTACAAGCAATAAATCAACAAGTAGAGGAATTACAATGGAACAAGTAGAAATATGGAAAGATATACCTGATTATGAAGGTAAATATCAAGTTAGTAATTTAGGTAGAGTAAAATCATTACAAAGATGGAGTGGAACTAGATTTTACAATAGAGAATATATTTTAAATAATTATGTGAATAAGAAAAATGGTTATGTGTATGTATATTTAACTAAAAATAATAAAAGTAAGAATATAAGAGTGCATAAATTAGTAGCACAAGCATTTGTACCTAATGTAAATAATTATAAGCAAATAAATCATATTAATGGAGATAAAACAAATAACAATTCTAATAATTTAGAATGGTGTAGTTGTTCTTATAATATTAAAGATATGTATAAAAGATTAGGCAAATATGACAACGATACACAAATTGTAAATGAATATAAAAAATTAAAATCTTGTAATAAAGTTGCTAAATTATTTAATACAACAGGTGAAAATATAAGACAAGTATTAATAAGAAATAATATAGAAAGGAAATAGTTGGAATGAAAGATGAAATAAAAGAAATATTATATAAACTAAAAGACAGTGTTGATAATTCTGTTAGTACAGAAGTTGACCAATTTACTGAAGAAGCGTACGAAGTTCCAAATTTCTTTTGTTTAGACCCAACTACTAAAGATTGCAAATTATTATTAGATTACATAACTAATTTACAAGAACAATTACATCAAGCAAGTTTAGATATTCAAGAATTAACCGAAAAAGATATTGGTTGTCCTAGTTGGTGTGATAAATTAACTAATTTACAAGAAGAAAAAATACAATTAGAAGGTAAAATAAAGCAATTAGAACATAATTGTAAACAAGCAAGTGATAGTTGTAGACAACATAGATTGGCAAGCAAAAATCACATTAGAAGATTAGAAAGAAGGGAACAACAAATAAATATTTACAAATCAAGATGTGAAGAAGCAATAGAAAAATTAGAAAGCATAAGGGCATTTGGTTTAAGAAGTGGTAAAACTTTGTTTTCCACAATAATAAATGAAACTATAGATATATTAAATGGTGATGATGAAGAATGAAAAAAATTAAAATATATGAATTCAATGACAGAAACACTTTAATTGCAAATGTTAATAATTTTATAGAAAATTTGAAAGTTTATGATATAAAGTTTTGTGTAACACTAGATGAAGGTTTTTATAGAAAAAATTGGTATCATTGTATGATTATATATGAAAATTATGAAGAAGATGAATAATAAAGCAAGAAAACTGAATTTGTTTTCTTTTTTATTTTATGCTATACTATACTCGTGAGGGATATATTCCCCACACCCTTTTTATTCTTTTGTGAAAGTAGGTAATCGTCACATTTTACGCCTACTTTCTTTTTTTTGATTTTTATATATAAAAATGTTATAATTTTGTTGAAAAAAACTTTAGAAAAGTAGGTGATCGTATGGGCAGGAAAAAGTTGTATTCGGCAGCAAGTGATATGCAAAAAATTATAGACAAATATTTTATCGAGTGTGATGAAAAAGGAAAACCATATACAATGAGTGGTTTAGCTTACGCTCTTGATATGGATAGAAAAAGCCTTTTAAATTATTCAAAAGATGAAGAATTTTTCCCCACAATAAAAAAGGCTAAAGAAAAAGTGGAACAACAATTAGAAGAAAATGCTTTAATGGGAAAGGCAAATTCAACATTTACAATTTTTAATTTAAAAAACAATTATGGCTGGAAAGACCAAGTTGAAGTTAAAGAAGAAAGCAATGGAATCATTGGAGATTTGATTGGAGCCTTGAATAATGTCAAAAAAGATTGATGAGATGTTGAATCCAAAACAAATGGATTTTATTCTTAATGAAGATAGTCGTATAAATTTATTATCAGGTGCAGTTCGTAGTGGTAAGACTTATGTTTCATTATTAAAGTGGGCTATTTTTGTAGGAAGTATGCCTAGCAACGCTGAATTTTTAATGACAGGTAAAACTATTACTGCACTCAAAAGAAACTGTCTAGGGTTATTACAAGAGCTTGTAGGTAAGAATAATTTTACATATTCTACAAGTCAAAAGAGTGGTCAACTATTTGGACGACAAATATGGCTTGAGGGTGCAAACGATGAGAGAGCTGAAAGCAAAATTCGTGGTATGACATTGGCTGGAGCTTATGTAGATGAGTTAACGCAAATACCATTTGAATTTTACACGATGCTTTTGTCACGTTTAAGTTACAAAGGTGCTAAATTATATGCAACTACCAACCCGGACGCCCCGACGCATTGGGTAAAAACTGAAATAATAGACAATGAAAACTTAGATAAGAAAACATGGAATTTTCAATTTGATGACAATGTAATTTTAAAACAAGAAAATGAAGAGTATTTTGAAAATTTAAGAAAAGAATATGAATCATTAGGGCAAGTATTTTATGAACGATTTATTCTAGGACTTTGGGTTTTAGCGGAGGGTTTAATTTACAAACAATTTAACGACAACAAAGAGTTATTTATGAAAGATGATGCAGTCGATGAAAAAGGAAACAAGTTAAACTTTTTAATTGTTTCAATTGGTGTGGATTATGGGGCTACTAAAGGTGAAACTGAATTAAAGGCAACAGGAATAACGCCATATTTTAAAGAGGCATGGACTATCGATGAAGAAAAATTAGTCGGCTTGTATGCACCTGAAGATTTTTACAAAGCGTTTGTTAATTTTTATAAAAGAGTTGTAGACCAATATGGCAAAGTAACCCACGCATTTGCGGATTACGGGGCATTAGGGCAAGTATTAACCTTTGGATTAAATCGTTATTTACAACAAGAAAGAATACCTTTAAAAGTGGACGATTGCATTAAGGGTAAAATTATAGATAGAATTTATATGGATCAAATGTTGTTTGCACAACACAGGCGATTTATACTTAAAAAATGCAAATATCTTAAAGAAGCCTACGAGCAAGCCGTATGGAGTGATAAAGAGCCTGACACAAGACTTGACGATGGAACAACGCCAATAGATGATTTGGATGCAAGCGAGTATTCAATGTTTCCATTTTATGATAAACTTATGACTAATATAAAAGGAGGGAGATTTAGTTGAAGTTAGAAGATTTTTTAACAAAAGAATATGGGTATAATTCAGATGTAAAAAATATGCTACAAACGTATATTGACCAGTGGAAATCGTGGTATGAGGGGAATGTAAAAAGTTTTCACAATTACTTTTCATTTAATGGTTTAAAGAAAAAGAAAAGGCATAGATATACCATGAACATGGCAAAGGAAATAAGCGAGGACTGGAGCGATATTCTTTGGAGTGAAAAATGTGAAATATCATTAAAAGATGAACGTTCACAAAAAGATTTTGAGGATTTAATAAATGCTTTAGATTTATACACATTAATAAATCAGTCAATTGAAAAGAGTGGAGCATTAGGAACGTGTGCGACAGTTGTCAGCGTTTATGATTTAATATCTAATGAAGATGGTATGTATTTAGATGTATCAAACGCAAAGACTAGAGTTAATTTAGTAGACATTGATTGGATCTATCCATTAAGTTGGAACAATAAAGAAATTACCGAGTGTGCATTTGGTAGTGTGGAATATAATAAAGGTCAAAAATATGTAATTTTATCAGTGCATAAGAAAGATGAAAGAACAGGGAATTATATAATTCACAATCATTTATTTAGAGATACAAATGGTAATTTAACTGAAATAACTGACGAACAAGGAACAATGAGCGAGTTCGACACTAGATCAAATATAAAATGGTTTGCTATATTTAAACCTTTACTTACGAATAATTTATTTAGTAATAGCCCATTTGGTATACCACATTATGCCAACGCTATTGACAATTTAAAAGCTGTTGATATTTCATTTGACGCTTTAAAAAATGAAGTAAATAACAGAAGAAGAACATTTGTAAGAGCAGATATGCTAAATTACGATGCTGGCGAGCAAAAAATGGTATTTGATGAAGATGATGATAGTGTTTATGTTTTACCAAAAGGAGCAACTAAAGACGATTTAATTCAAAGTGATACAGACGATTTAAGAACTGATAAACAAATTGCTACTTTAAATACTAATTTGAATATTTTAGGAAATAAAGTGGGCTTTGGTGAGAATCACTACCACTTCGATGGTGAAACTTTAAACACTGCGACTGCCGTGGTTTCAAGCAATAGTAAATTATTTAGAAGAAAAAAGAAATTAGAAATTGGCTACGAGAGTGCCATTTACGATTTAACAAATGCTATTTGTTACGCAAGCACTGCATTTGGAAATTATAATATAAGCACCGATGATATGGTTATACAATTTGATGATAGTATAATTGAAGATAAAGAAGCCGAAAGCAACAGGGCTTTAAGAGAAAAGAACTCCGGAATAATAAGTGCTGTTGAATATCGTGAAAAGATATTTGGTGAAACTGAAAAAATTGCAAAGAAAAAAATAGCAGAGGTAAAAGCAAATGATCCAAGCACAAACGATTTAGTAGGTGGAGGTGTTGAATAATGAAGTTAATAGTTAATCCACACAAAATAGAGATAGAAAAGAACCCAGTTAATGAAAAAGAGATAAATATAACAAAGATAGAGTTTGAATTTAGTGAAGAAATAACACAGGACTATACAAAGGACGCATATTTTACTAAAGATGGTGTTACATATAAGCAAGTCTTAACAAATGATGAGTGCATGATACCTTATGAAGTATTAAAAGAAATGGGAACTATCGAAATTGGTGTCGTTGCTTATTTAGTAGAAAATGATGAAGAGATTAAGAGATACAACCCAAGCCCAGTTTACATTAGCACATGGGTTGGTAGTTTAAAAGAAGAGTTTGAGAATAGCGAACCGGTGACACCAAGCGATAAGGAACAAATGGAACAGGCTTTAAATGATGGTTTAAATGACATTAGCGAGGCTTTAGATGATTTACAAGATAAAGTAGATAGTGACTATTTTAAAGGCGATAAGGGTGATAAAGGAGACAAAGGAGACCAAGGTATACAGGGTGAGCAAGGTATACAAGGTGAAAAGGGTGAAAAAGGAGATAAAGGGGATAAGGGAGAACCCGGGGTAATTCAGTTGTTGATAGTAAACGAGTTGCCTTTAGTTGGTAGAAGTGATACATTGTATTTCGTACCAAAAGAAGATACAAAAGAAAGCGATTTGTATTATGAGTACGTTTGGTTGAATAATGACTGGGAATTAATTGGAGAAAAACAAATTGTGGTTGATTTAAGTGATTATTACACAAAAGAAGAATCTAATACCCTTTTAAACGGCAAAGTAGACAACGCAACATTAAATGATTACTATACAAAAACAAGAACTGATGAGTTGCTAGGAGCAAAAGTAGACAAAACGGCATATAATACGAAAATTCAAGAAATAGAAACAAGTTTAGGGAATAAACTAGAACAAAGCGATTTATCAGAGTATGTAAAGAATACTGACTATGCAACAAACGATAAAGGCGGAGTAATAAAAACAAATGACGCCAATGCCACTGCAATGGGTGGAAGTAATAATTTGATGGCATTAACAAAGAATTATGAATATTATACTAGTGCCAGTAATGCTATGTTTATAGGTAAAGGCACACTAGAGAACGTAATAACAGGAAAAAAATTAGTAAATAAGACATACGTAGATGGGCTAATAGGAGATATAGCGACTGCAATAGATGGAATAAATAGGGAGGTAATTTAATGAGTACAATAGCAGAAAAATTAAATTATCTAAACGATACAAGATTAAAGATTAAAGATGGTTTAAATAAGTTTGGTGCAGAATTAACCGAAAATGACACGTTTAGGAGCTATTCTAACGTGCTAAATGATATTTATAACAAATTACCCAAAGTAAGTGGAAACGGCTCTAATTTCACACTAGAAACCGTCCAAAATGGCAAGTTAGATTTATTTGAGATGGAGGGTAATACTGAACAAGATAGTTATAGTGGGATTAATTTGCTTGATACAAACAATATAAATGTTCCTTCTCAATTTACTAATTTAACTGTAATTTCAAATGAAATTGGGGAAATAACTATAAATGGTTCTTCATTTACAGGAAACTTAAATTTAAAAACAAATTTGTCTACCCCTTTAAATGGTACTTATAGTTTAATTTTTAAAAAATTAAGTGGAAGTATTTCAAGAAATGATGTTAATTTTAGATTTGCTATTGGTAATGAAGAAAATTCAGGAGCTGCTTCTATTCCTGGAAGATTATTATCTTCTATTTTTAATAATAATAGTGATGTTGTTGTTGCAACAGGAACTATTAATGATACATTAGATAAATTTAATATGTATTTTAATCCTAATGCAATTTTTACAAATTTTAAATTTGTTATTTATTTAGTTGAGGGAACATATACAAGTGAAAATATACCAAATTTTGAACCATATGTAGGAGGAACACCATCACCAAATCCAGATTATCCACAAGAAATAGAAGTAGTAGAAAACAAGCAAAATATTAATGTAAGTGGGAAAAACAAATTTAATATAAATCAAATTACAGAAGGATATTATTACACAGATGATGGAACATTAACTCAAAGTAGTTTATATAACACAAGTGATTTTATAAAAAAAGAAAAAAATAAAATTATTGTATCAGCAAAAGTAACAAGTATGACTTATATTAGATATGTTATTGCAGAATTTGACGAAAATAAAAATTTTATATCAAGGCAATTAAATTCAAATACTGATAGTTTAATTGCAGAGTTTACTTTAAATTCAAATACTAAATTTTATAGGCTATGTTATAGACCTATTAATTTATATGATATACAAATTGAAGAAGTAGATACAAACGTAACAGAGCCAAGTTTATACGAACCATACCACAACAAAGACTATGAAATTGATTTAGAAAATATAGAACTATGCAAAATTGGAGATTATCAAGACTATATCTATAAAGAAAATAATAAATGGTATAAACATAGTGAAATAGGAAAATTAAATGTAGACACATCTACAATTACTATAAGAAGTAATTATACAAATATAGAATATGCAGAAATAACAAAGCCAAATGATTTTATTGGAAAAGGTAATTATAATGATTATAATGTTTATTGTTCTCATGCAGTATCAGATATAAAAAATGCTATTCAATATGCTTGGGATAGCACATATAGAATAGGTAAAATAACTAATAAAGCAAATGCAGGTAACTTTTGGTTAGGTTTTCCTAAAGGCACAGGTTTAGATAATATAAAAACAGCTTTAAATGGTGCAGTAATATATTATGTACTATCTACACCAACATACGAGCCAATAACAAATTCAACACTAATAAATCAATTAGAAGCAATAGAAACCGAAACTGGAACTAACATTTTTGAAGTGTCTAATGAAAATGATGTATTGCCATCTTTGAATGTTAAAAGGCTTAAAGAGTTGGAGAAATTAAGTTAGGAGGTACTCCTATGATTACCGAAGAACAAATTGATTTACTAGTCGAACGACTAGTCGAGAGGATAAACAAAGCCAATATTTACTTTCTCAAAAATATTGGCTCTTCTCTTAAAAAAATACGAGAATTAACACCTACTAAAGCCCACGAACTAGTGCAAATCTTACAATATGGTGGGAACTATGAAGAAATTGTGCAACAAATATCTAAATACACGAATTTAAACATCAACGAAATTGACGAGATATTTAACGCCTACGCAAAAAAAGACTATGCTTTTTACGAAAAATTTTATAAATACCGAAATATACCATTTGTGTCGTTTAACGAAAACATAGCTTTAAGGACACAAACGAAAGCTCTTGCAAATATAGTAAAAACTGAAATGTACGACTACTTTAAAACCAACGTGCTAGGCTACTCCATTCGTGGTTTAGATGGCAAGGTACAATTTATAGGCTTGCGTGAAACATACAACTATTTGCTTGATGAGGCTTTACTCAATGTAGGGCAAGGCAAAGAAACCTTTGACAACGCAATGTCACGAATTTTAAAACAAGTCGGCGGTAGTGGTTTAAAAACATTAGACTTTAAAAGTGGTCGCTCTATTCGACTTGATTCAATGGTTCGTATGCATTTAAAGAGTTCTTTACGAGAACTTCACAACGAAAACCAAAAAATTGTTGGCGAGGAGTTCGGATCTGATGGGATTGAAATATCAGTTCATAGCAACTCTGCGCCTGATCATGAAAAAGTCCAAGGACGACAATTTAGTAATGAAGAATACGCCAAGTTACAAAACGGTGAAATAGCAAAGGACTATAAAGGCAGAGTTTATTCATTAGATCACGATGATAACGATTCTTACAGACCTATTTCAGAGCTTAACTGCTATCACTATATATTTAGTATAATATTAGGAGTAAGTGAATCTGAATATAGTGATAAAGAATTAAAAGATATAATAAAAGCCAATGACGAGGGTTTTGAATTTGAGGGTAAGCATTATAGCTTATATGATGGTGAGCAATTATTGAGAAAAATTGAATTAGAAATAAGAAAATCTAAAGACACACAAATTTTAGGTCGTGCTAGTGATAACATAGAAGTAATTGAGCAAGCACAAAGTAAAATAACACAATTAACTACTAAATATCATGAAATATTAAAAGCAAGTGGTTTAAAAAGTAAACTCGAACGTGCTAAAGTTAGCGGATACCATCGTGTAAACATTGCTAAAATTAAGTAAATATGTTATAATTATATATAGAGGAAGTACCCGAATTACTTCCTCTAACACTTATTCGGGAGGTGTTATATATGATAGAAGAAGTGTGGAAAGATATTCCTAATTTTGAAGGAAGATATATGGTGTCTAATTTGGGTAGAGTAAAAAGTATGAAATACAGACATCATAATAAAGAAGAAATATTAAAACAAGAAAGTAATCAAAATTATAAAAGAGTGTGTTTATTTACAAAAGATGGTAGAAAGCATCATTTTAGAGTACACAGATTAGTAGCAATGGCATTTTTGCCTAATCCTAATGATTATAACGAAATTAACCATAAAGATGAAAATCCTAGTAATAATTGTGTTGATAATTTAGAATGGTGTGAACATACATACAATATAAATTATGGGACTAGAACACAAAAAGCAAGATTAGGCATAATAAAATCAATTAAACAATATGATAAAAATAATAATTTTATTAAAAAATATAATTCAATAACTGAAATTGAAAAAGAATTTAATTTTAATAGAAGTAATATAATTGCTTGTGCAAAAGGAAGAATATCTACTGCTTATGGTTACAAATGGAAATATGCAAATGAAGAACTAAAGTAAAATAGTTCTTTTTTTTATTTCTATAAAATTTAGGTATTGACACAACTATTAATATGTGTTAATATGTATGTAGAATACAAAAGGAAAAGAGGTGTGAATGATGAAAGATATGATAATTATAATTTTAACATTATATTCAATAATGGTTGGAATGTTTGGAGGTTTAGCATTATATTTATCAAATCCTTACGATAATGGTGCTTATAAATGGTTTTGGAAATATTTAAGAGAAGATTTTAATATTATTGGTTGTATTATAATTTATATTATATCATTTCCAGCAATATTATTGACCATAATTACTGATGCTAGTTGGGGTTTAATTTATAAAATATGTGATTTATTTTATATAATTTTTAAAAGAAGATAAAAAGATTTATTTAAGGAGGAAATATGAAAAAAATAATTATATTAATAATACCAATTTTATTATTATGTGGTTGTAGTGGAAAAGTTGATGATAAAAGTTCTCCATATTGGACTTATTGCGATAAAGAATATGGTGTGGAATATATTCGATATGGAATGGGTTATCAAGGTGGTATAACAGTTAGGCTTGATGAAAACGGCAATGTTATACATTGTAAATAATTTATTTAAAAGTGAGGTGGAATGAAATGAATGAATTTGATAATAAAAAAGCAATAGATTTTTTTGGAGAAGAAATAGTTAATAATTTAGAAACACAACATCAAGATGGATACCCTCATTATTATAAAAAAATAAATAGCAGTTCTTGGCAATTTGGTGATATTGCTGAATACATTGTTCCATTTAATAATAAAAAATATAGTGTGATAGTTCAAGATAATGTATTAAGAAATCCACTATTTATCAATCAAATAACTGAGTGGGAAGAAATTTTAGAAAAGGAAGTGTCGTAAATTGAAATCAAAAATGATTAAAAAGGCATTAAAGAAAATACTACCAAAAGGAACACCTATAATGGAAGTTAGTGATAAGGAATATAAGAAAAATTTAGAAGAATATGTTGCTAAAGTTACTAATGAAGATGGTAGTGAAATTATTGTTCCTAATGATATTTCAAAAGAACTAGCAAGAGCAATGTTTAATAATGATAAAAAAGGAAGTGGAGTAAATGAATGAAAAAATAGCGATAGAAATATTAAAACAAGCAAATATAGAAACAACAGTAGGTTGTTGTGAAAAATGCCCTAGAAAAGATAAAAATAAAACTTGTATAGGTTGTTTAGATGATGCAAAAAACATTTTATTAAATTACATAGACAATTTACAATCCAAAATAGACAAGGCTATTGAATATTTATATGAACATAGTCAATATAATGATGGAGATGGTATTCATTACATAAAAGAAGATGAATATTGTGTAGATTATTTATTAGATATTTTAAAGGAGGATAAATAATATGACAGAATATTTAAAGATGAATAATAAAAAAAGGTATGAGGTACAATTAAACGAGTACATAGATTATGGCGATGGAGAGATTAAAGAACGACTTGTTGAAACTTATAAAACAAACGCAGTAAGCGCAAAAAAAGCGATAAGCAACATTCAATTTAGAACAGGTTTATATGATTACAATTGTGTAGAAGAGTTGCCAGGCGACGGCATAAGAAAGTTATACTTTACTGCTAAAGAATTAACTAAAGAAGAAGAAAAAGAGAAAATAAGAGAATTTAAGGAAAATATCTTTGTAAAATGTAATCATTGCGGTTATAATAATGAAAAAAAAAGGCTAAAATTATTCAATGCGTGCTTGAATTGCCATAAACCACTAGCAAGTAAAGATTATTTTGAGAAAAAATTGAAAGAAGAGTTAAGCAAATGCGAATAATGAAAAGAATAATGCAAATTTCAGGGGCTTTTGCGTTGTGGACTTTATTAGGCACTACTTGTTTATGGGCTTGCGTAATGCAAGATCTAAAGAACCAACCAAAGTACGAATATAAATACGTAGACTTAAATGGCAATAAAGACGTTTCTAAAGCTTGTTTTAAACGAGATGGGGTAAATGTATGTGTTATAGGTAAATACACTCGTAGAGTGATTAAAATTGAAAAATATGAGGTAAGAAAGGAGGATGTATAATGTGGAGTTATTTGGCAATTCTATTTGGGATTATTTTAGTTATATTTATAATATTAGCAATAGCTTTATACATTCAAGAAAAAGATGCTGATGATTTTAAACCGATGGACATAGACAAATTATATAAAAAGGTAAATGGCAAAAAAAGAAAGGCAAAGAAAAATGGAAAAACAAAACAAATATGAAACTACGCCACTAAATGATCTATTAACTGAAATGGCTTATTTGGAAAGAGAAATAAATATGAAATTAATGATTTATGAAGAAATGAGAGCAGAGGTTGTAAAGAGATTTCCACCACTAGAAAAGGAGGAACCTTTTCAACAAAAAGTTTTAATAAAGAAATGATTAGTTGTTAATAAAAATGGTTTGTGATATAATTTTTTTGTAAGAGTTTAGAAAGGAAAAAACAATGACGCAAACTATTTTAAACACAATAATCACTACTTTAGTTGGAGGAATAATTGGTTATTGCGTAAGCAGTATAAAAAAGTATAAAGAAAAATTAAATGCCGAAAAGAAGAATGAAAATGTGCAAAATATAGCTTTACAAACATTATTAAAAAATCAATTGACAAACACATATTTTGTATATAGTGAATTAAAGAAGTTGCCAGATTATGTTTATCAGAACTTTTTGGATTTACTAGCAGTATACGAACAACTAGGTGGGAACTCTTATATTCACACGATCGCCCACAAAATGGAAAATTGGGAAATTACAAAGACCGATATTCTTTAAGGGGTTGGTAAAGGAATGCTAGTGATAGCATTTTTTTTTGAGGAGGATTATATGTTTAAAGATTATAGCAAATATTTAAAGGCAAGTTTGAAAGTGTATTTATTTGTATTAGTGATAGTATTTATAATGAAATTAGTAGGGTTGGATTATTTTGGTTTAGATTTATCTAATCCTACTGTTATAAAAGTAAATAATTTATTTCTAAAATATAAATTAGATAATGTATGGTATTTATTTACTTTATACATTTATATTTATACT